GGATAGCTAAGAGGTGACTCATTCGGCGATAGCATTGGCTTAAGCATTATTTTGCTCCATATGTTTCACGAACCATTTCTGAGAGAAGGAATTCCACTGCAGTATAAGCAAGATCATCCACATTCAACCTTTTCAACAGCGTCTCTTCCCAGAACTTCTTATTGAAAAGACCAGTCTCTTTAGAGAAACGCCTTACGACTTCGCTAATCGTGACACCACTGCTCTGACCGCTGCGAAGTCTATCAAGAGCTATTTCACGTCCAACAGATTTGTTGAAGTTATCATCCTTGCTACAACGTGCTACTGCAAATGTGATAGTGTTACGATACGAAATAGTCTCGTATGCAATTGTTACGCCTCCACGGCTTGTCATACCACGTAGATGCATATATTTAACGCTCATATCCATACCTCTTTCATTCCGAACATTTGAATAAGCCATTGATTGAACTCTTCACGTACTTCATCAGAGCAGGGACATCTTCTGCTTAGATAAATCTTAGGCTCTTTTACAGGTTGAAGATCTTCAATCTCTTCTGTAATACGAGGAAGACGCCTTTTACGCATTTCATTGTTTAGAAAGAAGTCCATTAGTACTCTGTCCTTTCCTTATCAGGATCAACTTCACAGCACTCTTGATGGTCACATATACTGCATTTGCGTTCATTATATGTGTCTGAGAAGAGCGGAGGGAGATCATTAAAGCAAACAGGAGGTTTCTCACGCTTGCTTGTAGCATGATCAATTGCTATTAGCCAAATAAGACCTGCAAGAAGCAATAGTAACAAAAAGCCCAGCATTTAATTCTTCCTCACTTTATTGATTGGACTCTACCTAGTTTCAATGAGAGTTCCAATGATTGTATTATTCGCTCAGTTTTCTCCATCATCTTTTCTGCTGATGGAACCTTTGTGATACCACGAGATACCAGTATAAACAGAATAGTAAACAAGTCTGTCATCTCTGTTTCGAGCTGAGTGTTATTAGTGTCACCAGAGATTGGATGTGTGCTATCCACACCAAACCGAAGTATTTTAGAGATAGCTTGTGCCACCTCATTACACTCTTCCATTGCTATGACCAGTATCATCTCTTGCTCAGTCATTCTTCATATTCCTTTTATGAAAAAGAAAACTATGTAAATTAGTGATACTATTTTGATAATAATAAAGATATCCTCCTCATGAACATCATCGTGTATTGGTGGTATTGGTAACAGTAAAAGTAATATGGCTATAAGTAACATTGCAATTCCAGAAGAGCCCCGAAGGGCTCGTTCATTATCTTACAGGACAGACACCAGAAGCACACTCATCAGACGAATCAAACTCCGCAGAAGAGATACTGGTAATTACTGTAGTATTTCCTACAAGCTTCATATATTCCTCGTAAGATACTTCTTCATAAGGCGCTTGACTAAAACCATGCTCGTTATGTAACAAGAACGAGATAGTCTTAATGGTGTCTTTATAATTTTCCTTCAAGTACGCTTTAATCTCTGGAAGTTCTTCTTTACGATAGTACACTGTACAACTTACAGCATTGTCACTCCACACTTCTTGCATCTTTTTAACGGTCTTGATTTGCTCAATTGCAGACATTTCTTTCGCAAGTATTGTGCCTTTAGGATAGCTAAATGGAAAAGTTACAACTACTGTTCCATAATCTTCAGTACCATCGAAATTACGTTGGAACTCAATAGGATATCCGTGCTTGCGACAAACAGCTACTAGCGGATGATCAGCAGCAATACGAATACGACGGTACATATACTGCGCATACGCCGGATGTACACCCGCTGTAACTCCTGGAAGAAGTGATAATGTTCCAGAGGGCTGAATCGTAGTGAGCTTGATAGATCTATTGAATCCATTAATTTCACTATAACCTACATCAAACTCTCGCAAGTATTGATAGCACTCATCTAGCCATGATAGTTGCTCTTGTGTTGCTTGAAGCACGCCGGATAGTGAGATTCCCATGCGTTGATTACGTAAAACAACTTCAGACGTTTCTGGATGATGCGCCGGTAGTTGCAAAGAGTGTTTATTGATACGATACAACAGTGTTGCAACATCTAGCAGTTCTTCTTTGGACTCGATATTTGGAAGGAATATGGTCGCTAAACAGCATTGGTACGTGAGCACGTTTCCAAACACACCCATACCCTTTAAAGGTTCCGTGAAACAGTAAGTTGGATGTAGGCCTCCAAGTTTTTCTATTGACTTAACAGACACTCTTGCAGACGTATCTATCATTACATCTACAGAAGCATGTTTTCTAAATCTTTCTCCGAAGCCTCTGGCTATCTTCAATTTAGTAGGTATTTCTCTACATGCAAACGAAGGGAAGCAAAGCATAAGTAGATCGAAATTTCTTCCACACAGTTTAGATTTTTTCTCTTTCGATGTATGCAAAGTTATATTTCCTGAGTTGATTCCAGCCCTTCTAGCAAGCAACTGAATATCTCGTAGTTTTGCCATCGAAGTACTGTATATCTTGTAGCAATCAACTCCATTTGTACTACCTACTCCGCCGTCTGTATCAATTAATCCCGCTAGAAAATTTAACGCAGAAACCTTTCCGTAAGACATTATTCTATCAGGAAGTCCTTGATCGCGGTCTCTTAAAATTTCTCCAAGATCTTTTTCAATACTTGTTTTAACACGAACATGAGATTCAAGTCCCTCACGATGCTGTTCTTTATATATTATTACATTTTCATAATGAGCGATAAGACCGTATTTGCTCGAAGGAGTGTGAATAAAACATCTGCCATCATCTACATAACCGTCTCCCGTAAATGCACCTAAAGTGTATGCCATGGTATCTTCTGGACCTTCACACACTGGCAGCTCGAAGCGTGGTGTTTTGTCTCCAATTCGAAGTTCACCGGTCTTCGCCCTAAAATACTTTTGATTATTTCGTTCCATAAGGAACTCATGATCATCATTTACATCTAAAATAGAATTGTCCGAGAAAGTGATGCGTGTCAGTGTATCGTTCGTCCTGGCTATAAACGGTGTTACCATTGACCACTGTTCACCATTGAATACTTCAACAGCGTCTCCTACCAAGTCTTCTATTTTTAAAGCACCATTTCTAGTTTGAATCCTTGTGTCTCCAGCTACACAAGTTTCGTATGGTTCTAGTGTCTGCTCAGCACATGGATTTACACCCATGATCTTTGGGTCTGGATATTGAGTCTCTCCAAGCCTTCCTACAGAACGACACAAGTCCATATTCAACAATCCATATGGCTCGCCTTTGCCTAGATAGCCATCCCAGAAGTAATCATGAAGTGTTTCTGTGTCCGAACATACTACAGTGTTATTAGACATGCTGCGCCAAGACGGAATATTCCCCAAGTCCCAGCGCTTGGCTAATAGAAACTCGATATCGTCAGCATCACCAATAGCGATCATAGCTGAATTGTGTGTAAGATAACCTTCGCAGAAGAATTCATGTACATTTTCAACTTCAATATCGAAAGTAGATACATCAGCACCTTCGACAATATTAAGAACTTTTACAGGAAGAAGTTTAGGGAATATTCCAGTCCTCTCTGAAAAATTGCGAACAGCTATTTCACGATTACCTCCACCTGAATGTGATGTATAGCCATACTTGTAAAGCCACTTTTGAGGATATGTATTAGTGTACTGGTCGCGGTTACCTAATCGCATTTCTTTATGCAACTGTGGAACACCACTCATAATATATTTTACGTAGTCATTTATGATACATACATCGAAGCATTGTTGCCTATCTCCACGCTTGTCAATAATATTAGGAGTAAATCGAGTCTCTAGTCCGCACGAGTACATTAATTTTTGGATACTTAATGCAAACGATTCGTATACAGTTGTCACCAGTCTAACAGGTGTATGGTCTTTCGAGCCGTCTGTATCAAATATGCCTGCCAAATAACCTAGACGAACATCTAACGTTCCGTTCTGAATCCAATCTGGAATTACAATTTCAGTGTTTGGTTGTTTAATATACTTGAAAAAGTACTTAGATAGCCTCTCGGAGTTTACTGTAACTCTAATAGAATGTTGTCTAGGATCTTTCAGCGTATGTGTATTATAACCAAAACGCTCTAATTGTTGTTTAGCAAATTTAATTTCATCAGTATCGTTTGCATTGAATTCAATATTAATGGAACCATCATTGCTTGTCTTGCTGATGTAGATGTAGCCATTGCCATGAATTGCACCTATTAACCATGCAAGATTTCCATCTAACTCCACAGCTACGTCTTCGGGAAGTGCTGTTACAGTTCCTTCAACAGGTTGTCTAGTACTTGCTAATCTGTCTTCGCTGGTTAAATATTGAGCTTCTTTCCAAACATATTCGTCTACACCCGTCATAACTGCCATTTTATGATTAGGTGTGCATTCAAAGGAACCGTCTTGCGTAACAATTTTAATAGTTTTTTGTACACCTTGGTCAAATACGTTTGTAACTCTACTGTAGCCTTCGCTTGTAAGGACATTGTCACCTATAGAGACATTTCGTATCTCTGTAAGGCCTTTCTGACAGTGCACCAAACTCCATGCAGGAAGACACCGCCTTACATTCCCTGCGACGATCAATTGACCAATAAGATTCATGATATCGAGTGCATCGATAGGCCTAATTTTCCTACCTGCACGTTTTATAAGCACCTCTGAAATCCTTTGAATACCTATTACAAGGTCTGTAGGTCCACTTGCGACTCCACCAAAGCCTTTAATAGGACTACCTTTGCCTCGGATAGCTTGTGTAGAGTAAGTAAATGTACCTTTCTCTTTACAGTCACTCAGGAAAGCTGCTTTAAGTGTCTTCGCAAGGAACCTTACCCAGCCTTGGCGACTATCTGGAATAATGAAGTCAGCGCCGCCATCATCGACTCGAATAGGCGGCGAGAACCACATCTTGACTGGAGGAAGCTTATCAACATTCTGTTTCTGAATATTAAAACCTACTCCAGAGCCTAGTGCTAACATATCCATTGCCCATATGAAAGGTACAATAGGATTGTCAACAAGACAGAATGCACAATTCTGTAAAGAGGCTAGTCCAAGACGATCAACTGTCTGTGTACCTAGTTGCCATAGGAATCTACCAGCAACACTTCCTTTTAACTCTTCTAGGTACTGTCGTAGGCGTGTTTCTTCACTCTTCGTAAAATTAACATGTAACTGTTCGTCACATGCCTTTGCTACACGATCAATAGTATCTTCAAACTCTTCTGTTGGAGAGTCAGGTGCATCACTTAATCGACGTGCATATGTACGCTTATATGTTAGGTACCCGACTGTAGACCACGGTGTTTTCATTGTTTTATTTCGAATGGATATTGTAGGTATTTTACTGGCTTCTCTGTGCCACTGTAAAATGCGTTTGGATAATTCATGTATAGCTCTACTCGAAGCATGTCTAGTTCTCGAGGATTGTTTTTATTCTCGATAAGACGTGAACGAAAGCGTTCTGGTATCATTGTGCTAATCATCTTTAGATTCCATTTCTTGCATTAGATGTTCCGTAGACCACAGTCCAATAAGTACTTCTGTTTCATCTGGCATTACTTTTGTTAGACGTAACTTGGAGTTGTTAATGTCAAAGGATAGTTTCTTTTCTGCAACTTCTAAAAGTACAAGAGTCTTCATCTTTTCCTCTAATAAGATAGATAATGTCTTTCCGTAAGTATCTTGTAATACGATACTCTTCATGTTAACCTCCTAACAAAATGGATAGCGTCTTATTATTTCTTTACACTCTTTCACAGTTGCAAAAGCACCTAGGTATTCAGACTTGATAAATATTACAAAACCGCATTGAGGATGTTTATAGACGCCATAAGGAAGTCCTCCGTTCTCACTTCGAAAACCTTTAGTCAAGCACAGATTCTCAATACGAAAATCACTTGCATCGCCGTTCTTATGGGATGTGTTAAAACGATAATTATCGCAACCATAGTGATATATCCAGATTGCCTTCCCGAGCGCTACATTCTTACCGTATACCCTTATATGATACATTCCAGTCACTTTGTTACGGTATACAGATGATACGTCTCTACTGGAACGGTATCTTGTCAAAAGCATACCATCTTTATACACATACAGTCTTCTTAATAGCTCTTTCGTTATCGGTTCAGATCTTAACAAAGACATCTTCATCTTCCTCAATGTAATCTAAAGCGTGTAGTCTACCTGTGCTGTGTACATATTTTGCACCAACAACAGGGCCAGTGAGGCCAGTAGTTCTGGCTTTCAAAATACTCATTCTGATTGTGTTACGCTTCTCTTCCTCTTTCGCTGTTAAATTGCGACTAAATGCGATAACATCAAAAGAGATTTGCTTGATACTTCCTGAACCTCGTATATCGTCAATTGAAGGCAAACGACCTTCTTCAAATGACTTGCCACCACCTGGAGTCTTGCGTAGATGGGATATTAAACCAATCCATACAGGGTGTCGCTTGACGAGTGATAGCAACGAGTTCATTATCTTATCAATCGCCTCATTGCCAGTCAATCCATCGGCACCTTCAGACACAAGGATTGTTATATGATCAATGTAAATGTATTTACAGCCTACTAGACACATGTACTCTAACTGATCGATAATACTATTATCCTTGATCGAGCCCTGATGATCCAACAACACAACCCTGTCAGAATTGAATACCTTATCAAAGCCAATTTTTAGCTCATCAATAGGTATTTCTTCGTCTGCTGGATTTCTATTCAACACCATTCCAGCCAATTTCTTAGCAGTCTCTGCAGGTGCTTCTTCAAGAGATATTACACCAATCTTGTCATTTGTAATTTCAAGTGTGTGTAACATCTCTTCACGCATTATAGTGCTTTTACCTGCACCTGTACCACTAATGAATAGTGTGATCTCGCCTTGTCTCTTGCCTTTTAGCTTTGAATTGACACCAGCTAAGCAATCAGGGTAAGGTACGCTAGGTATTAGATTATAGGCTTGTAGCGCTGCCCATAGCTCGTCCTTACCAATGATGCCAGCTGGAGACCACGGCTTTGAATTCCAAATGACTTGGTGTAGTGTATTAGCACCGTGCTTGACAAGAATATCACTCGCATCCTTACAATCATTAGGATACACAGCAACTTTTATCTTGTCTAGTCCGATTACTTTGATGGCCTTTGACAGTGCTTCTTCTCCTGCTTTGTCATTATCCATCATAAGCACTACTTCATCAAAACTTCTGATCCAATCACGTGCATCTAGCAGTGCATTTGTAGCTGTTGCAGAAGATAACGATACAACAGGAAATATGGAGTTATATTTATCTATATTACTTTGTGCAACTGAAAGCGCATCTATCTCGCCTTCAGTGATTGTTAGACGCTTACCTCCAGGACTGAACTTCTCCATTCCGAACAGTCCACCAGACTTGCCTACGAAAGAAAATTCCTTTGGCAACTTTCGTATCTTATAACCTTCATAATTATTATAAGGATAGTAGTGTGTGTCAATAGCGCCATCCTCATCATAACTAACCCTAACACCGAAGAACTCGCATACATTTTTTGTAATGCCACGTTCCTTGAAACCACGTGTTGCATACAAGGAAATTTCTTTTACTAATGCACTTCTTGGTACTTTCAATTCCATTGGAGAGTCCTCCTGGATTGCGCCTTTATTTCTGTGAACTTGTTTACCACATGAAAAGCAAAATGCGCCATCTTCGTATACTTGAACTGCGTCATGAGAATCACAAAGAGGGCACGGTTGATTAGCCTTTATTATCTTTCCCATGATCTTCTAACATTTTAAAGAATGGAAATGTCAAGAAGAGCATAAGCAGTATATCAGCAGAATCAAAATGCTCTACCTGACTTAAATTGTATACTCCTACACCAAGTACAGCAAACACAAATACAATTATTAATACTCTAAATCCCATAATCATTTAAATCCCCTCAAGACGTTTAGCGCGTGGAATACGAATTCCACGAATATCGAGATACTGATTTGCACGGATCCATCGAAGTACTTGTACACGTACTTGTCGTACATCTTGTGCATTGGGATAGAGTTTCTTTCCAAGTGCTGTGATAACTTCAAATATGCTCATTTCGGTTCTCCATACAGTGTTGATAACGCATCTAAGCGTTCTTTGTGTAACTCTGTCACAGGTTCTTTTACTACCCATGACACTTTGTTTACTAACAGGTTGTACCACACGCTACGGTTACTTGGTGCTTCTACACGCATTAAGCTCCATGTCTCTGCGTAACTTAATGCACCTTTAGACTTGTATTGTTCAATAGCAATAAAGTCAAAGTTCTCTTTACCATACAGCTTCACTTGCTCTGAGAGTTCCTTGGAAGATGAGATATACCACCTCCAATTACTCTCCAAGCCTTTATTAAGCTTTCCAGTGCCTTTATACTGTTTCTTGCCTAGATAAAGTTTACGATTGTTATTGTCAGCAATGATATATATAAAACCAGTATAGCTAGCTGGATCCAACTTATCTGGAAAGTCCCAGTGTCCATTCCATGTGCCATAATCTTCACGATTAACTTTACTCCCAACTTTACCTTCTAATGAAATACGCTCTTTCTTCTTGAGTGCAGGTATTTTGAAATTAAGAGTCATTTACGAGCCTTGAAGAAGCTTAACCAGTATTCTATAAACCTTTGAAACTTCCATTCAAAGCTTTTGGAAGGCATGAAAAATCTTTTCTGTTCAGGCGTCATGATGCCTCTACATGTTTCTTAGTCTGAATTAGTACTCCTTGCAATGCACGCTCCATGGTAAGATGCATGGCATCACCACCGCGGTGATACTGCAGATCTAACATCTTAGAAATTGCTTTGCAGTCTTCTTTATCGGGCAACTTAATCTCGAAAGACTCCTTGCCAACGTAAAAGAAGCCACGTTGATACTCATCGTTATACTCGTAAAAATGATGCATACTCACACTCCTGGTATTTTAAAATTCAAAGTTGTGCACTTCCCTGGCCGTTTGTTTTCGGCGGAGCCAGGGGGTAGCCATCCCCCGATGCCTGTCGCTGCACCTGCACTCACCGTGGGTACCTCTTGTGGCGTACTCGAAGCAAACTCGATTCCCCAACTAGAGATCTCAAAATAATCATCTTCGTGTCCTTGAAGATAGATCATTTTTCCATTAGCTAGTAGATAATCTTTCCAAGCATCATCGTAGTAATCGTAATACGCAGCTGCTACAAGCCTTCTAAAGTCTTCTTCAGTACAACCAGAGCTTAACATCTTCTTAGCCTTAACTTCACCGACCTTAGGTATTCCAGGTATGTTGTCAGTAGAGTCACCTTTAAGAAGCTGTTCATAATAAAACCGAGTCGCTTCTAAGGGTTCGATTACTTGCAACTCGTTAGACTTGACATTAAAGTACTTTCCTGGAATACATTTCAAGTCTTTGTCTATACTACAAATAATATGTTCATCACCTTCTTTCTGAGCTTCTACTGCCCATATTCGTAACATATCATCTGCTTCTCGTCCAACTGCTTCAATTGCTAGTCCTTCGTCTATTGCCATTTGACGAATGATAGGTACAAAGTAGTTGTAGTTTGTATCAGGCTTATTCCTACGATTGGCTTTGTAATCCGGATAAATAATATCCCGATAGTTTAAAGAAGACTTTACAGCCATAAGATAGTCGTCGGCGTAACACAACTCTACTATTCCGTTAGTCTGCCTAACGAAATTGTTCCAACTCTGTTCCAGATACCTCTCGTCACTTACAGTGTCATCACGTGCTTTACAAGCTATATACGCAATGACATCACCATCTATTAGACATAATGTTCTATCCATATACTACATCCCAAAAGCAGAGAAAAGCTTCTTCCTCGAGTACTGAAAGAACTTCCAAATCTTCTTCAACAGCAATCTCTTCCTCTTCAACTAGAAGTGTTTGCATCGTACGCTCCGTATGTTAGAACGCTTCAATTTCAGTTAGATAGTCAATGAATCGCTTGTAGTAGATCTCACGATTAGTACCATTTAATTTGTTCCATAACTGTTCCTCACCAAATAATGCTTCGAACACTGAACTTAATTGATACTCTTCACGTATCCTATAATTGTTACCATCTTTGTATCTGAAGATAGTTTCTTTGATTGTAAAATTGGATATACTGTCCATCTCATAATTAGATGATACATAAATAGAATCTATGTTTTTATATTCAGGTAGACTGGACATGTTTAGACTTCACAAAATGATGACGGTCCCTAGCAATAACCGCATTATTGTAAGCAGTGAGGCACTCAATCAAATACTTGGCAAGTATATAATCAGGTGTCCCATTAGGCTTTTCCATGCACTCTTGATTTAAGAGCACTTCTAACTTATCAGCGAAGCTTTTCATAACTAAATTCCACGGTTCCTTTGTTGTTTGCATAGGTACAGATACTTTGGAAATACCTTTCTACGCCCTGAAGCAATTGCTTCACATTTTGCAAGGCTCTCTATTCCCGGCACCACATCTAACGGATCGTTCGCGCTGAAAGATAGAAATACATATAACGTATAAGTTATCATTTAGCTTTCTTTTCCTTTTTGTCTACAGGCGTTTTACGTACTTTCTTGTTACCTTTAATGTTAAATGGCTGCGCTGCTGGATTGCTTGGATGCTTACTGTAATCTACCTTATCACTCATTTTGTTTCCTTGTTAGTGTTAGACTTTGTCTTCTCACTGCACAAAATGTCAATTAAGTCATCTTTAGAATACATCGATCTGATATATTCTTTGTTTTGTTGGATACAACGAACTTTACTCGATGTGTCTACTAAAATACTTTCGACAGTCATGCTATCGCCGTCTTCATGCAAATTAAATACAAGATGCATCATTTCATAATCTCCTGAAGTTTAACATGAATCTGAACAAATTGCCGCATATCTAGATTGAGTACATCCCCTATTGCTAAAGACGCTCCATCTATCCTTACACACATTACTACAAGCTTACAAGCAGATACAAACGTGTCAGAATCGTTTCCAAGTAAAATGTGAATTACTTTAGGTTTGCACAGCTCAATCTTTTCTCCTGTAACTTCATCAATGTACTCTGAGTATGCCTTGAAAGGAGGTAATCCAATCTTATCATCCATCTTTTTGAAAATATCGAACATATAATCCTTAGTGAATTTCATACCAATTGTTCCCTATCTTTCCGCCGCCGTCCATGATAGTAACTCCAAACAGTTTCGGACCTTCTTGAAATGCCTTGACACCTAGCTCTTTTGCTCGTTCAGCATATTGCTCAGGCACCATGAAATCTAGCTCATCGTGCATCATAATCAAAGGTCTGTATGGGATTTCTTCCTCTTCAAGATACTGCATAAGGAGCATGCAGGCAGCTGAGCAAGTCGCTTTTTCCATAGCTTGCAGGAGATAGACAAGTAGTTTGTGAAGAGAGTCTACGTAGATTTTATTACCAGCAATACCAGGTATGTAACCGTTGCCCTTTTTCTTAGTGGCGTTGTATATCCTCTTCAGTTTGTCAGACAACACCTCGAATCCTGGTACAGCCTTTTCGAACTCACTTTTAAGTTTCTTACCCTGCTCTTCAGATAATCCCGGCTTGATATACCCAATTAACTTGCCGCCAGAAGCACCGAAGAGAAAGGCATAGAGCACTCGTTTAGCTTGATCTCGTTGACACACAATATCTAGCTTAAGAGTCTTTTGAAGTGCTTCTGTAAGTCTGTCAGCGTTATACTGATGCACATCACCACGTAATAAGAGTTCAGTGTACTCTTCGGATTCCAAGTAGTGCGCTAAACCTCTAGCCTGATTACCTGCACTGTCACATCCTATAAGCTTCCAACCCGATAAGCATCCAAACAGTTCTCGCATTTCTTTACCCCAGGCTGCCTTGGCCGCTGGTACATTTACAATGATAGAGTGTCTGGCACGCATACTAGGAGTTCCAATGGTAAAACACTCTCCGCGTAAGATGCCATGCTCGTCCGTGTTCTCTACCCAACCTTCTACAAGACTTTGTCTACTCTTGTTAGAAAGATATTCCACGTAGATCTGGCCATTGCCATGCATGACTTCTAAACTGTCAATGGTAACCTTAGGCGATGTTCTCTCCTTTCTCCCATCTTCATGTACTTTGATATTCCATGTAGTAGGTTTCCAACCGTTTCTGTACAAGAACGTTTTTACATCTGTTACAGAGCTAAGCTTTAGTTCTTCGAATACTACTCTACTATAAGGACCTTCAACTAGTCTATCTTCATCTTGTCCAGACAACGGATTGATGTCAAACCACTCGGCTGTGTTAGCACTGTAAGCGCCTATCTTAGTCCATTTAGGACACTTAAAGGGAACTTCTCCTTTCTCTTTGTCTACTGCTACAGCCTTTAGACCGAGTAATGGTTGTATTGTATCGATTGTCTCTTTCACAACCGTGTTAAGCTTTTCTAACAATATCTTAGCGCGTTCAAGATCAAACGGCCAACCATATAAATTGGCTTGTGCACACCACTTTGCAACTGCATGTTCAGCCTTTAAATATGGCTTGATATTTTCATTTCTCTTGTACAAGCTTTGATATTCTTCAAGAAGAATCTCATATACTCTACCTGTAAGTTCAACGTCTCTTTCACAGTATACATCCATCTCTTCTGTGAACACTTCAAATTCATGAAAGTCTAACTTAGCATGTCCGAGTCTTTCGCCCCAAGCAGATAGTGAGTGTCCGCCTTCTCTATTGTAGTCTAGCACCAGAGACATAAGGAGTGTGTCATGAATATTAGTAGTCTTCTTTGTCTTATATCCAAATAATTTCTCAAGACATGGTAAGTCAAAGTTATGAATGTTATGTCCTACTAGTAATGTGCTTTCATCGAATACCTTTTTCCATCTAAGATCTCCTTCTAGATATCTTATCCGTTCTCCTGTCTCTAGATCTTGTGTACGAACTATATGACACTTCGTAACTAGCGGTATTAAGTTGTCAGTCTCGATGTCAAATAAGAGTTTCATAGAAAGCCCAATACACTTCCAACAGGTACTAGAAATACTCCAAGAAACCTTACAACTGAAGCATCATCGAATATTTTGATAATGTTTAGTATCCAACCTAATGAAGCTATTGTAGTAACGCCGATTACAGAAAATATAACTACATCTGAGGGCATTCGTCCCATCTAAATATCCTTTACAAATATTGGCTTGTCTCCTGCTTCTACGTACTTGATTAGAAAGTTAAGATACCAAGCAGCCTTCTTTAGTTCTTGTAACTCTTCGTCTTTTCCACCATTTCTATCTAAGTACTTTCGGATCTGCAATTCAATAGCACCTTTAAATACTTCTGGATTCTTGAAATGATGATGGTACTGAATGTGTTCTAACCACTGCAACTCTATCATACAAGGAATGGCAAAACATGCCTGATAGTGCGATGGGTTGATATGGTCTTTTGCTGCTTCGGATTTCATTGTAATGTCTTCAAAGGGCTCCCATTGTTTTTTAACAGGACACCAACGCTTATTCTCAACATTCGTTGTGCCACTCCATGCTGCGTCTCTTTCAAGCTTATTCTGCCAACCATGGACATCATCGGGTGTGTGTAATGTAGTTATAAGACAATTGTTTACATTATCCCATACTTCAATTCGATCACATGCGCCCTCACAAGCCTCTTCAAAGCGTGTGAAAATATTTAAGCGAATACCATAGCTATCGTAAGTAGTGTATGAATACTTCATTTAGGGCTCCAAATGTTAAGAGTAACATGTGTGTCTCGTTCTATTTTCGTGAGTATCGGTGACACATCATCTTTCCAACTTAAACCGCCAATACCACAGCCTACTCGTGGCATGTGAAGTTCTTTGTCAGTTCTTCCGAGAAGTCTTCTAATAGCCTCGTCAATCCACATAACCTCTGCACAAGCTCCAGTCATCTTTTGTGTAATCATATTAGCGATGAATAACTTACTATTGACCTTGTAGATTATTGAGTCACCACCCTTGACACCAATCATGTTGTTACGATACTCTGAAAAGGCTTGAGGATACTTGTCTCGTACTTGCAAAGCAAATCCGCTAGACATAATACCTTGCATGTTGCATCCATGGCATATCACACCTTTTTCCAGCGTCAATAAATCACCACGTATATGATTCATAGCAATCCTTAAAAGAGCCCCGAAGGGCTCTGTACGTTAATCAAAATGCGTCGTCTGATTTATTATCAGCAGTTTTCCTGCTAGTCTTAGGAGCAACCTCTTCTACAAACTCCTCATCATCGTCATTCGCATCTTCAATTTCCATATCAGTGACTTCGAAGTCATCTTCACGTTTAATTGTATACTTCTTCAACTTCGTAATTTGCATTGTCATTAAGATACACCCGAGTGAAGTCTTCTTCGTCTTCTTATCGGCATACTCAAACGTAATGAAACGAATATTCGCAATAGACCCATTACCGATTATATTTGGGTCAATCGCATTAAGACCGCCGTCGACAATATTAACAGGCTTATTAGGCTCGCCATCTGTATTAGTGACGTTCTTCTTCAAATTTGCACGCCAGTACTCCAGAACATCGTTCTCATCCATCTGTGCTTTGACGTTAATACCTTTAGATTCCCACTCCAACTTCTGTTCTTTGCTCTTTGTTCGAATTTGCATAGTCCAAGCGGGAGGATGTGTCTCGTCTGCAAACTTCTTATTAGGACGCTTTGGGTCCAATTGTGGGAAGTGAATTTCAACGTTCTTAATTAGTGCCATTTGTATTTTCTTTCAATGTTGTGATAATTCTAATAACGGGTTTTTCTTCAGTCCGTTCAATTTTATCTAGGTTTGCAAAGTCTCTTGTGGCTAGGTATATTTTGTCTATAAGAGAAAGGTCTTCAATTTCAATACACAGAACTTTATATCCACTACCTATATCTATTGCGATAGATTTACTCATCGTCTTCCTTAAACAGTTCGTCCCAGTCTTCTTTGGTAGTACCTGTTAAAATAAACTCACGTTCTTCCGCAGTAAGATTGGGCATTGCATTTTGGATAAGAACTCCAGAGGCCCACATGGTCATTTGAGCAGGGGTCACGTCAATTTCAAGCGTGTTGCTCTTAAGCGAGACAGGAGATAGCCGCGTTATTTTCATAATTCTTTATACTCTCTATTACAGTGTCTTTCCAAAACTTCTTTGGAATAAGGTAAGTAGGGCCACCAGCGTTATTAGTGGCAATGAATATAGATGCAATTGAATTGTCATGCACTTCTACGTAATCGTATGTCTCACTTCTCTCATATAAAGAGTAGTACGTGCCTTCACCGTTTATTTTAAACGTAGTAATATCTTTCAAGTCTTCTTCACTTTCTACTAGGAAGAAGTTACCGCCTGTGAAGCCACTTACAAAATCAACATAACCTTCATCAATGGACATTTTAATAATAGGCAGGGCAGACTTAACACCCAAGCCTATAAGTTCTGCTACAAGAATATTAGCGTCATCTGACAACATCTTCATATGCAACTCCTAACAAAAACAATACTCAGAGTCTTGAATTCCATCTATGTCTAGACTTCCTATTTCTAGTCCACTTATGTCTCCTTCTATATCAGCCATGATTGATTCTAACGGGTTGTTCTTATACAACTCAATGAACGTCTCTCGAACGACTACAAACAACTCTGGCATGTCTGCTAAATGACAACCAAAACTATCGTGTATAGTTGTCACAGGAAATGAGCACTTATTGACAGTCAACATAAGATGAGCAGCGTCTAATGAGTGAATTACATTAGGCGATGCACCTTGCGATTGTTTACCTTTTGAGTAAACTTGAAGTTCTTGATGTTGCACGTTGCATTGAAATGTATTTATGTAATGCTTGGTGTTAAGAATCTCTCCAACAGGAGGGCCATATTGCAACCATATTTTTTTGATTGCGCCTTCAGTGTAATGTTGAACTGCGGGAAAATTAGTCAATGGCACAGTCCAGTGAAGAAACTCTGATCTGCTCTCTGCTTTCTTTCCGGCTGTTTCAAACACTACTAGCAAGCGCATTGGGCGTTCTAGTGACTCTTTACAAGTGTCATATACACACCTGCCCATCCAATATGCCCACTTTGGCTCAATCGTATTTAAGCTTTCAATCCCGTGCTTCCTTGCATCTTCATACTGCTGATTACCCATTCCATACGCAGAACTACCATCGTATTGTTAAGACTTCCTCACAAGGAAAGTCCTAGTGCACTCTATAAGATCTAAGAAGTTGCAAATTCGCCATGCAATTCTTTAGCTATAAACTTATAAGCCTCAGCAGCTTCTTCTGCTGAGGGGAATAATCCTATATACCTTTTCTTAGTACCGTCAAAAATTCTTGCTTGAAACTTGCCACTTGGCGTTTTATGGACTCCTTTAAACCCTGTCGTGCTATTACTATGCAATTCAGAATTAGCTCTATTTTGACTTCTAGTAGCTAATCGTAGATTTTCAATTGCATTGTTCAAAGGGTTTCTATCAATATGATCGATATGCATACCTTCTGGTATTTCTCCATGATGCATTTCCCAAACAATTCTATGGTACATGTATGTTATGTTGTTAAATTCTACTTGAACGTATCCTCGATTATTAATCGAACCTACAGGTCTTGTCATTTTAAACCTGTGCAATCTTCCTTCAAAATATTCAAAATGTAATTTCCAATCCATTCTAACTCCAATAATTTTACCATAGAGTGCTACTACTGCATGTTACCATGCAGACCAGACTATATCATCGAACAAATTAATCTTGTTCGTTGGGCGCTTCGAATTCGTTTGAATTCTACAGGTTTCATTGTCTGTTCTAGACTGTATACCTTAGTCGTTGCACCTTCAAAGTCCTTCCGGACTAAGCTTGGCTCAGGATTGGCCATGGCGAATGGTGTTCCCCTGAATTCACCCAATTTTAATTTCGCTATATTTAACGAAATAGTCATCGTGTTTCTTTTAACTATCTTACGACGTTGTTTCAAGTCTGTTATTCTGCTCCAAAAGACAGGTGCAGCTTCTTTAATAAGCGCTTCGTTGGCAGTACGAAATGCTCGTATCTCTTCAATCAATTCCTTCCTTCTATCCGACTTCAAAGGTGCTTGATTAATTTGGAGTTTCAAGTCTGTGAGAGTATCTATCACTTCTTCTAGTTGAGTAAAGTTAGCAATATGCTTTACCTTCTCTGACAGATTGTTCCACACACTCTTAGCCACGTACGCATACAAATCTCCTGGCAAATCAGATTCTACTAGATTGACATAAGGTGCACTTACTTCATCTCTTGTCAACGCACATAAATGCTGACTACCATTAGTTGACCCATCAATAAATACCTCTAGGTGTGACTCGTATCCATATGGATCGCCTGGATTTAGCTTCTGCCAGTCTCTGAATTTCTTCAGCTCCGTGCATGCTGCTATGAACTGGAAAGGTGCATCGGCATTCATCCAGCCTTGATTGACTTTAGGATTCTCTGCATAAGAAATGAAAAGTTCTTCATTGTCCAATGCCCAGTATACTCTGTCGTTCAAAGGTATTTTGTCAGTCTTTGCCTTGTCATCTCTACCAGCATCTCCTGCCCAGTTAGTAGCAATGCTAATCATCAACCAGAAGAAACCCTGTTCTGTGATCGGCTTCTTGTCAGCTCTGTAAAGCATACCGCGTGACATGTCACTACCTTGCGAGTGGAAATACGCAGTGTAGTTATAAATGCGACCTCTAAAGTCCATATAACAAAGATGATAGAAGACCTTGTCAATGAACCTGTTAGCTATCTCGCCTATTGTTTTTGCTTCTCGAAGCTTACTAGCTCTTGCTGTAGGATTTTGTAACTCCCAGATACTACTAAACGCCTGAGCCTTGTTTCTTAAACACCATATATAGATGTTATAGACGTCCTCATTGACTCTCCATCCGATAGACTGGATTCTGTTAATCACTGAGAATATTATTGGATTCTTTTCCGGACTAAGTTTGGAGATTACAGCGTCACTATTTGTCTTTACCATTCTTACTTTAGTACTGTGGATTCCAGAAGTCCAATCATCGTATGGAGTTAGACTTGGTAACTTAGTTGCAGCTGTTACTTTTGACTTAGTCCATAGCTTGACTATTGCATCGTCATCTATAATGTTTACAGTGTACATGGAAGAGTTCTTCCCAGTACTTGAGAGTTCTACTTTTATAATACTAA